CGCGAGGCGTAGGTTTTGCGTCAACCGATGCGAACGGCGATGCTACAAATCCCGGACCAACGCCTCCGAACAGTTTCGGCTGGCCCGGTTTCTGGTTCTTGCCAAACTTCTACCAGCAAACAACCTTCTACGCTTCAAAGTTCGGCGCTTGGGAACGTGGCCCTTATACGAACAAAGCAGACTTTCGTCCGAGTTCCGAAGAGATGGAATTGACCGCGCTGATTCCGGAGACAGTGCTGTTTCCGGGAACTACGACTCCCTTGATGCAAACGATCAATCAGGGAATGCTAAACGGAGCGCTCGTCAATATCCAAACTTTATTCTGGCCGCAGAACACGCAACCGAGCGCAGGCTTCTCGATGGGAACGATGCAGTTGACGAACGGGCAGATTGGGAACATCGAGAAAACCGGCAGAAGCAAAATCATCTGCAAACTGTTCGACCTGCTCTATCTTCTGAATCGTCCCTTCCCTCCGCATCACATCCAGTCGGCCTGCCGTCACAGTTTGTTTGACGCAGGCTGCACACTGCTTGTAAGCAGCTTCATCGCTGGCCCCTTCGTGCTCGATTCCTCCAGCACCACGCTTTATCTGAATGTGGTTTCGGGCGTTCCGGCTCTGCCGTACCCGCTCGGCTATGTTCTCTTTGTCACCGGCCAGAACGCGGGACTGAAAGGCTCGATCAAGTTTCAAGGTCCGCTCGCATGGTCTCCGACGACCGCGTACATGATTGGCCAAGAAGTGATCCAAGCAGGCGTTGCCTATGTCTGCATTCTCGGAAACACAAACCAGCCGCCACCGAACGCAACTTACTGGACAACGACAGGGGCGCTCGTGCAGTTCCAGCTCATCAAGCCGATGCCTTTCCCGGTTGCAGGCGGAGACACCTTCAAACTCATTCCGGGATGCGACAAAACTATCGCCACATGCACGCACGTATATAACAACATCATCCACTACGGCGGTGAGCCACTGGTACCCGATCCCTCCGTAGCGCAATGATATCTGTCCCAATCCCTCCCTTGACCAGAGTTATTCGACAAGCGGTTGGCACTTTCAATGACAATCAGAGAGCAAATTTTGGCAGAGGCCGCCACGTGGACTCAAACACCATACGTGGACCACGCTGGCATTAAGAATTGCGGAGTTGACTGCGCCTTTTTTCCTGTCCGTCTTCTGCAAAAGGTCGGCATCATACCTATCACTTTTGAACCTCCAGCGTACAGCCCGCAGGCGTGGTTGAACTCCAAAAGTCAGACAGATAAGCGCCACTTGAAATTCGAGGACACCACATTACTCGATATCGTCCTGCGCTTCGCTGATCGTGAAATTACAGAAGCCGAAGTGCTGCCAGCCGATTTTCTGCTCGTGAAAGTTGCAGCCTCTTGGACCCATCTTGGATTAATCGTGTCATGGCCCGACTACGTACTTCATCCAGTCAAGGGCCGTGGCGTCATCGGCAGTCACGGCACCAAGGAAGGGTTTTGGGCTAGCCGTCCAAAAAGATTTTTCACTGTCATCAAGAAAGATTCTGAATGAGCCTCGGGCGAAACACTACCGCTGTGGCAACTCGCTATAACGGTTTGCACACAGCCGAAGCGATCCTCGGGACATCTCTGCCCATTATCATCGGCCAGCAGCGTGCGAGTTGGAAACTTCTCTGGTACGGCGATTTCACATCACAGCAAGCCAAGCAACAAGGCGCAGGCGGGAGCGGCTTAGGAAAAGGCGGAGTCAGTTACGTCTACGCAACTTCGGTTGTCGGCGCGGTTTGCATGGGGCCGTGCTCGGCCTTCATGGGCGTTTGGGATTCGATCAGCCGCTATGGAGTGCAGTCGCAGTCGGAACAAACCACCATCGGCGGCGGTGCGTTCCCAACTTACACGCCGCTTCAGCAGTCCGCATTCATTCAGGACCTCGGCACGGGATTCTCTTCGGCCTACAGCGTCTCCGCCAATGACTACGGCTCACCCGGAGTCATCATCTATTCCGGCACGCAGCAGATTCCGCTCGTCTACACCACAAGCCCCACTCCCGGTCCCGGACAGTACACCGTCAACAATCTACATCAGTACGTTTTCAATGCCGCGCAGGCTGGCCAACTCGTCACCGTCAACTATGTCGCCTATCGCTATCACATCGAAGAAAACGAACTGGATGTAGTTCCCCTCGGCACTCCTTTTCAAGTCACCGTTCAATATCAAACCGAATTCAATCTCGATCAGGGCGTCACGTACTACCCCTCCGGAATCCCTCTCACTTCCGTCGCTGGCACACCGACCATCACGGGAACCTACAATCCAAACGGCGGGAACTATCTCTTCGCTCCGGGAGACGCAGGCCAAGGCGTCACCATCTCCTATATCTACGTCGATCCAAACACAGACACGAACGCTCCCGGCACGCTGAATCTAACTTTCTTTGGCGGACTGCTCGGGCAAGCTCCGTGGGCTTATCTCACAAGCAAGCATCCGGGAGAAGACCTCGGCTATAGCGAGATCGCCTACGTCGCCTCCTCCGGCATGTATCTCGGCTATTCCCCGATGCTGCCGCAGTTGAGTTTTGAAATCCTCGGTGCATACAGTTTCGGCAACGGCATTCCCGATGCGAACCCTGCGGACGCAATTTACGGCCTACTGACAAACCACAGCTACAAACTCAACTTTCCCGCGCAGTACGTTGACAGTTCACTTCTCTACGGCAACTCCTCCGCGAAAGCCTTGTGGTCCGCGAATAACTTTTTCATCTCCGCGCTGCTCGATTCACAAAACGCGCTGATGTCGATCATCGGGGACTGGTGCGAAGCGGGGCAGGTCTACGTTTCGTGGGATGAAGGGCGGATGAAATTCATTCCGCTCGGAGACACAACCGCAGTCGGGAACGGAGTTGTCTATCAGCCACCGACGCAGCCAATCATCGATCTCGATGACAATGATTTCTTAACCCCGCCGAACGAAGACCCAATCAAAGTCACGCAAACGCCGTGGCAGAACCGATGGAATCGCGTTGGAGTGCGCTGGAGCGTTCGCAGTAATTCCTACAACGAGGACATCCTCCAGATTCAGGACGAGGCCGCAGTCCAGCAATTCGGCCTGATGAGCGAGAGCGCGCAGGACTGGCAATTTATCTGCTCGGAGAACTCTGCGCAGTTTGCGGCCAACATGCGGCTGCAGAGACTCTCTGCGATTTACATCACGTACGAATTTACGCTCGGCTTCAACTTCGCATTCCTGAGTCCCGGCGACATCATCACCATCACCGATGGTCTGCTTGGGACTTCAGGCACGATGTTCGGGCGCACGCCAGTCCGCATCACCAAGATGACGGACGATCCAAAGCAGGGCATCGTCATCGAGGCAGAAAACTTTCCGTGGTCTGTGGGCAAGGCGCTCCTCTACAACAAGCAGGCGCAGAACCCAAGTAACACCGGCGACGGCCCACAGGAAGATCCCGGCGATACCATCCCGGTAATTTTTGAAGTACCCAACCGGGCCAAGGTCTGGGCAGGCGACAACATCTACGTCTTCCTGAATGGCTCTAACGTCAACTGGGGCGGAGCGCAGGCGTATGTCTCCTACAACGGGACCGACTACAGTTTCTACGGCCAGTTTGACACCCCTGGCCGCATCGGCATTCTCGCGGACGAACTAGGATCAGCGGGCGGTTTTCCGGCATCGCCCGTGACCGCTTATTTCTGGCATCAGGACGCTGGCGCGCCCAACAAATGGCAGCCAACCGGCAATCCGTCTTTCCCTGTAGACCCAACGACTGCTGTAGCAACGGCCACTGGGAACAGCCTGCAGTTCAATCCGCCTGCACTCACCGGCTCGCCCGATCCAAACGTTCAGCCGGTCCAATGGGCAACGCTCGACGCCTCCGGAAACATCACCGGCTACACGACTCCATGGACTGGAGCGACGAACGAATGGTGCTGCTCGCTAATCTTCAGTTTCGTGGTTCCAGCGCCCGGTAACTACACGATCAAAATTGCGCACGACGATGGCATGTTCTTTGGCATCGACGGCGGAGCCACGCGAATCAGCGGACCAAACAGCGTGTTACACGCGGGCACTGCCGTTAAGAGTTACCCGGTCCTCGGCGGCATCGACGCCTTCGCCACCGGGCTCGGCTATAACGACACGTACGTCATCAACTGCCCCACGCTCGGCACCTACAACATGGAGATTGATTGGTTCCAGCACATCACTCTCCTGAATCTCACCGTCACGGCATCGGTGCCGAATACGCCTCCCTTTACCGATACGCTGATTGTGAACATGCAGCAATCGGGCGCGGTGCTGCAAAGTGTGACCGCTGCGGACTTGGCAGCCTTCGTGACTCTCTCTGCCATCGTTACCGCAGGCGCACCATCAAGCACACAGAAGACAGCGACAGAGGGCGACAGTTTAGGCATCGGCGTTTCGAGCGTCCCGTTCCAAGGGCCAAATCAAGTCGGGCTCGGAGTGAGCAATTCTTATCAGTCATCCACTGGCCCATGGTTGAATCCAAACGATGTCACCGGAAGTTCGGGATTCGCCACATCGCAAGTCACATTTCCCGCAGGAGTCGTGACGGCATGGTTCTGGAATCAAAACGGCTCAAACGTCGGCATCTGGCAGCCGACCGGCAACCCGCCCTTCCCGGTGAACACGAGCACGGCACTTGCGCCGGCGACCGGCAATTCGCTTTTGTTCAATCCTCCGCAACTCACGGGCGGTTCTGACCCGAACGTCGAACCTATCCAGTGGGCGATAGTGAATGGGCTCGGCCAGATTGTCAGCTACTTCACGCCATGGGGCGGAGCGAATCAGCGCTGGTGCATGGCGCTTTTATTCTCTTTCGCTGTGCCTGCGGCTGGTCACTATACGTTCCAAATCAATCACGACGATGGAATGTTTTTCGGGATCAATAACAGTGCAATGCTTGTCAGTGGCCCGAACACAACCTTCCACCCAAACACGGCCGTAAACTCCTACCCGGTCTTGGGCGGCATTGATCAAAATGGAAACTCCAACGATGTCTATGTAATCAACTGTCCCACTGCTGGCGTGTACGCCATGGAAATCGACTATTTCCAGTGGGAGAACGAACAGCAACTCGTGGTAATTGGCCCGACGCTCTCTGAGACTAGCCAATATTTGGACTGCACGGGATGCGCTTTCTCGATTCCCGGCTCGGGTATCGGCCCGATCACGTCTGTCCAAGTCAACTGCGAAAGCTACATGAGCGCGTCAAGCGGCACTCCGCAGCCTGCGCTCTATGCCGTGCTGCTCTATCAGGGGGCGGATTTCGGATCGCCAATAAAAGTGTG